ATGAACACACCCAGCCGGCGCCCCAACAGCCGGCCAAGAAATCCCGTTGGCACAACTACAGCAGCCGCAAGGCCTGACCCCTGGACGTCGTCATGAGCAGCATTGAAAAGAACCTCTTCGAGACCCTGGCCAAGCGGGCAGCTGCGCACCCGCGCATTGAGCAGGCCGTGATCGGGGCGCTGCGTGCGGAGCTGCCCCAGGTCATTCAGGGATTGCTGGCAGAGATGTACTCCGGGGAGACGGTGCGGGTCTATGTGCAGAAGGCCGGCGCCGTCGACATGAGGCGCGAGCGGGACATGCGAATCGTGGCTGCGAAGGGCCAACCTGCGGCCCTCGTAGCAGAGCGGGAGAAGGTCAGCGAGCGGCATGTAAGGCGGATCTGGCAGCGCGGGCAGGGCATCTAAAAAGGCGCGGACATTTCTCTGCCCTACTGATGTCCGACTTTTTGAAATCGCGCCTCTCTCTCCTGGGAAGCGCCCCCTCAAAAACACCCGAATTTGAGGTCGCGGACATTTTTCTGCCCTAGTTTTGTCCGCGCATGATGGCCACAGTCCGGCCCCATGCTCAAGCAGCGCAATGCAGGGGACACCCTCTACCAACTCTTCACCCTGGCCGACTACCCGGCCAGTGAGGGATGGTCGCTGCAGTTCAGGCTGATGGACCAGGCCGGCGTCGCGCCGGTCATCACCTTCACCTGCGCCGCCTCTGGCGATGATCACCTGGCGTCGGTGGCAGCGGCCACCACCGCGAACTGGGCGCCCGGCACCTACACCGTTGCCGCCTTCGCAGTGAACGGCAGCCAGCGCTTCACGGTCGCCGCGCTCTGTGGCTCCGTTGTCATCGGTGCCAACCTGGGCACCGCCACTGTCGGTGTCGACGGTCGCAGCGAAGCGCGCATCGCGCTCGAAGCGATCCGCGCCAAGCTCAAGGGCAAGGCGACGGACGGCATGCTGCGCTACCGCATCAACGACCGCGAGCTGCAGTCCTACAGCGTCATCGAGCTGATGCGCCTTGAGCGCTTCTGGTCCAACCAGGTCGCGCTCGAAGACCGGGCTGCCGGCCTTGAGAACCCACGCGGCCAGGCGCGCCGCATTCGCGTGGCCATCCGGTGATCGCCATGAGTACAGGCGCCCGCACGCTCATCGACCCGGCAAAGCTGGCCTTCAAGGGCAGCACCGTGCTCACGGCCTGGAAGGCGGACCGCGAGCGCCAGCGCCGCGATGCCCAGGCCGAGCGCGAGATGCGCGATGCCATGAACACCATGCGCCGCCACACGCGACCCATGTCCCAGCGCCGCGGTCATGGTAGCGCCATGGCGACTCTGCCGCGCGCCGCGTTCGACACCATCGAGCAGCAGCGTGGCTTCAGCGGTGCCGAGTCCGACCGCTTCACCGCTGGCTGGACCACTGCCAACACCGGCATCAACGCTGACCTGGAGCGCGCACTGCCAACGTTGCGCGCCCGCAGCCGTTCTTGGTCGGTCAACACCGACATCGGCCGTCGCTACATCAGCCTCTGCCAGGACAACATCGTCGGGCAGAACGTGCCTCGCCTGCAGGTGCGCGCTACGTTCGACTCCGATCCCGGCAAGCTCGACCAGATAGCCAACACGGCCATCGAGCAGCACTTCATGCGCTGGGCCCAGAGCTGCGAGATCAGTGGCCTGCCGCTGCTCACGGTGCTGCGCGCCCTTGCGGGAGGCACTCCGCGCGACGGTGAGTACCTGGTGCGCCGCATCCGAGATAAGTCGCTGCCCTACGGCTACGCCGTCCAGCTGCTGGACGTCGACCGCATCTGGACTGGCAACGGCAGCCTGGCCAATGCCGTGGCCGGCAACGTGGTGCGCGTCGGTGTCGAGATCGACAAGCTGGGCCGCAAGCAGGCCCTGCACCTGTACAGCGCACACCCCGGCGACGCGGCCATGGGCCTTGCGCCGAAGCCAATGGCCGAGCGGGTTCCCATGGATCAGCTGTTCCACGGCTTCATCCTGGAGCGGCCCGAGCAGTTGCGCGGCTACCCCTGGAACAGCGCCGTGCTGCGCAGCGCCGACATGCTGGCGCAGTACAAGGAATACGCCCTGGTGGCTGCCAAGTTCGGCGCCGCCAAGATGGGCTTCTACACCATCGACAAGGACGCACCGGACGGCGAGGCCCTGTCGGTCGACGACTACAAGGACGCGACCGGCGAACTCGTGCAAGAGGTAGAGGCCGGCATGCTCGAGGCGCTGCCTCCCGGCGTTGGCTTCGAGAGCTTCGACCCGAAGTACCCGCACGAGAACTTCGACCCGTTCGTCGGCCAGTTCCAGCGCGACATCGCTGCTGGCCTCAACGTCGCGCACCACAACCTCACCGGCAACATGACCGGCGTGAACTACAGCTCGGCCCGCATTGCCGAGCTGGCCGAGCGCGACCACTGGCGCGGCCTGCAGCGCTGGCTGATCGACAGCTTCCTGCGCCCGCTCTTCGAAGACTGGCTTCGCATGGCGCTGCTCACCAAGTCCATCACGCTCCCCGGCGGTACCCCGCTGCCGGCCGACAAGTTCGACAAGTTCGCCCGCGCTGCATCCTTCGCGCCGCGCAGCTGGTCGTGGGTCGACCCGGAGGCCGACGTCAAGGCGGCGGTCACCATGATCGACAACCGCCTGGCCAGCCATCGCTCCATCAGCGATCAGAACGGCGTTGACCTCGACGACGTGCTCGCCGACGAGGCCCTGTTCCGCGCCCAGTGCGCCGAGCTCGATCTCCCCGAGAAGGCCGCCGCGCCAGTGCAGCCGTCCGCACCGGCCTCGAATCCAAAAGGAACCACAACATGAACGTCCGTTCATCCTTCGACTACTGGTCGCGCGCCGATGCGCCGGCCCGTGGCGCATTGATGACTGCGTTGGCGCAGCTAGTCCCCGGCCAGCGCCTGCGCCTGGTCGACGTTGCACGCAGCAGCGTTGCGCCAGAAGTGCCGCCCGAAGAGGGCGCAGAGCAGCGTGCCGATGAGACGCCGCCGCTGGTCGAGTACGTCAGCGTGGCGCTGCGTGCGGGTGGCGTTGATGCCGACACCCGCGAATGCGAGCTGAGCTTCTCCAGCGAGGAGCCCTATGAGCGCTGGTGGGGTGTTGAAGTGCTCGGCCACAAGGCCGGAGAAATCGATATGTCGTGGATTGCCAGCGGCCGTGCGCCGTTCCTGGCCGACCACGACACCTGCGAACAGATCGGCGTGGTCACACGCGCTTGGCTTGCCCGCGACGGCAAGGCCAGGGCCACTGTTCGCTTTGGCAAGAGCGAGCGCGCCGAGCAGGAGATGCAGGACGCGCAGGACGCCGTGCGCGTCAACGTGAGCGTGGGCTACGAGATCCGCGAACTCGAGCTGGTCAAGCAAGAGGGCGACTCGAAAACCTACCGCGTCACCGACTGGCGACCCCTGGAAGTCAGCCTGGTGTCCATCCCCGCCGACATGACTGTCGGCATTGGCCGCTCGGCCGCAACCCTTCCTGTCCAACCCCGCATCCCGGAGCAAACCATGAACCAGCAAGTCCAAGAAGGCGCCGCCACCGGCGATGCCCTGTTCAAGGCGAACGTCGCCACCATCTCGCGCCTGGCCACGGCCTACGCGCCGTACCTCAAGGCCGACGACGCGTCCAAGGCCATAGCCGATGGCGCTGATCCGCAGAAGTTCAACGAGCTCATCATGGAGCGCCTCAAGACCGGCGCTACCGATGTCACCACGACGGCCGCCCTGGGCTTGACCGCGAAGGAAACGAAGCAATTCAGCTTTTTGCGCGCCATTCAGGCTCAGATTCCGGGCATGCAGGTCGATGCCGGCTTTGAGCGCGAAGTCTCGAACGCCATCGCACAGCGCTGCGGCCGCCAGGCCGAGGGCATCTTCGTCCCCGAAGACATCCTGGCCCGCGCCACTGGCCGCGTCACCGAGCAGCGCGACTTCACAGCCGGCACCGCAGGCGAGGCTGGCAACCTGATCGCCACCAACCTCATGGCCAGCATGTTCACCGACGTGCTGCGTCCTGCGCTGGTGCTGGGCCGCATGGGCATCACTATCCTGCCCGGCCTGAGCCAGAACGTCGCGATTCCGCGAAAGACCGTTGCTGGCACCATCGCAATGCTTACGGAAATCGCTCTGGCGGGCGAGACCCAGCCCACCATCACCCAGGTTGCGATGAGCCCGAAGCGTGCGTCGGCTTTCGTCGAGCCCAGCAAGCAAGCGATCATCCAGAGCGAGATCGGCATCGATGGCATGCTGATCGACGACCTCATCAGCGGCAATGCCGTGCTGATGGAGAGCCAGGGCATCAACGGCAGCGGCAGCTCGCCCAATGCGCGCGGCATCCGCAACGTCTCCGGTATCGGCTCGGTGGTGGGAGGCACGAACGGCCTGGCGATCGCCTGGACCCACATCACCGGCCTCGAGGCGGCCTGCGCCAACGCCAACGCTGGCGTGACCGACCGTGCCGGCTACCTGCTCAACACCAAGGCTGTCAACACGACGAAGAACACCCAGAAGGCAGCCAACCTGCCATTCATCTGGGATGGCGGCGACCGCCCGCTGAACGGCTACCGCGCCGGCATCACGAACAACGTGCCGAGCAACCTGACCAAGGGCACCAGCTCCGGCGTCTGCTCGTCGTTGCTGTTCAGCTCCGACTGGTCCATGTTGGTACTGGGCCTGTTCGGTGGCCTCGACATCACGGTCGACCCGTACAGCCTGGCCACCAACGGCCAGATCCGCATCACGCTGAACCAGTTCTTCGACTGGGCTTGCCGCCAGCCGGGCGCCTTCGCCTGCATGGACGACGCGCTCACGCCGTGACCTGAAGCCCCGTAGCCGCGGCAGCCCTTTGCCGCGGCGCCTTCCACACCTCCACATCAAGCGAGAAGCACATGGACAAGCAACCCAAGCCCGTCGACATCTACATCACCGATGCCGTCAAGATCGATGGCGAGCACTTTGCCACTGGTGAAGTGCTGCTGCAGTTCGATCCCGAGCTGGCCAAGGAGTTGGCCGGCGCCGGCCGCGCTCGTCTGGCGACGGAAGAAGAAGTCGCCAAGGCCAAGAAGGCCGCAGCCAAGGCTGCCGCCTAAGCGACCGCAGCCATGGACTTCCTGGAAGACCTCCCGCTCATGTACGCCGACCTCGGCGTGCCCGCCACGCTCGCCGGCGCGGCGGTGCGGGGCGTCTTCCGGAATCCTCGGCAGGCTTTCCCGGCCGGTTATGCCGGCATGAGCGCGGAAGGCCCGAGTTTCGAGCTGCCCACCGCCAGCGTGCCCGACCAGGTCGAAGGCAAGACGCTGGTGGTCAATGGCGGCAGCTGGAAAGTCGCCAGACACGATCACGACGGTGCCGGCGTGAGCACGCTGCTGCTGAAGGGCTGAACCATGAGCAGCGCTCACTACGGCATCTGCACCACGATCAAGTCGCTCCTATCGCAGGAGCCTGCCATCGTGCCCGCCGACGACATCTCTATCGGCTCACGCTGGGCCCATGGCGGCCAGGTTGGCGCCACGATCCACATGCCGCGCTCGGTGGGAAACCAGCCATTTGCCGGCAGCACGCGCGCGGACTGGCAGACAGCCGTCGCCATCGACCTGCACTGCCGCACCACCCGCGACGGCGATGCGTACCAAGACCTCGAAGCGCTTCTGACTGCGGCCTATGCGCGCCTCGTCCAGGCGCCTGCACTGCCAGACGGATCTGTGCTGGCTGAAGACATCGAGATCCAGTGGGACGTAGACGAGGCCGCCGAGACGCTGGCCACGGCCACCCTGGGCATCCGCCTGAAACACCGAACCGCCGACGGCAGCCTGGCTGCCGACCTCTGACCTCAAGGAGCCATTCATGAGCGACCCGATTTCTGACACCGATCCGAACATCCCGGTCGGCACGCCCCCTGGCGGCGGCCGCTGGACCTGGAGCCCGACCGAGCGCGCCTGGGTGCCGCTGGCCGACTACGAAATCCCCGCTGAGGAGTAAGCCATGGGCCGTTCTATTCGCAACACCGCCATCCTGGCCAAGATCGAGACCACGGCTGGCATCGATGCCACGCCCACCGGCGCAGCCAATGCCATCTTGGCCAGCGACGTCAACTTCGACCCTTTGAAGGCCAACAACGTCAACCGCAACTTGCTGCGCGCCTATTACGGTGCTAGCGAGCAACTTGTCGGCACCGCCTATAAGGCCATCAGCTTCAGCGTCGAACTTGCCGGTAGCGGAGCCGCTGCTACTGCACCCGCCTGGGGTGCGCTGCTGCAAGCCTGCTCCACCGCTGAAGCGCTGCTTTCATCGCCAAGCCGTGTCGAGTACACGCCGGTATCCCAAAACCGTAAGACCGCCACCATCTATTACTACGACGATGGTGTCGTGCACAAGATGACCGGTTGCATGGGGAACGTGAAGATCTCGGCTAAGTCTGGCGAGATCCCGAAGCTGATGTTCGAATTCATCGGCGCCGACGGTGGAGATACGACGGCTTCGCTTCCGTCGGTCACCCTCACGCCCTGGAAGACACCGCCGATGGTCACCAAGGCGAACGTGGTTGACATCACGATCGGGTGTACCTATTCGCTGGGTGCGCTCTCTGGCGGGACGGTCTTCAACAGCCAGGGCCTTGAGCTCGACTTCGGCAACAAGGCTGAGTTCATCGCGCTGCTCAACAGCGAGGAAGCGGATATCACCGACCGCGAGATCGTCGGATCGGTTGCATTCGATCTCACGGCTGCGCAGGAAATCGCCAATCTGAACCTGGTCAAGACCAATGCGCTGCAATCGCTTGGATTCAAGGTTGGCTTGGCCGCTGGCAACTCGATCACTCTCCATTCGCCTGGTATCCAGTTGACCACGCCGAAAAAGCTCGAAGTCTCCGGTCGTCGCCTGATCGGCTATGACATTCGCCTCATCCCCACTACGGCCGGCAACGACGAGTTGCGGATCGTCACGCAATAACGGGAGAGATCACATGGCAATCAAGATTGTGGTCAGTGCGACTGTGGTGGTGCCCATCAAGGGCGTCACGCTTAGCGACGACGGGTCGGGCCGCGAGGAGCCGTTCGATTTCAGCTTGGTCTGCAAGCGCATCGACGAAGACCAGATCAAGGCAATGCAGGACAACGAAGTCCTGATGCGTGACGCGGTGCTTGAGCACACGGTGGACTGGAAGGCGGTGCTCGATGAGGGCAACCAGCCGGTTCCGTTCAGTCGCGATTCGCTGAAGCAATTGCTCACGACACGTGTCGCCCTCTCGGCTCTGGCATTCCAGAAGCTCGTGTTGGCGTGCGGAGCGAAAGGTAAAGCAAAAAACTGACGGAGGCCGCGCGCCATTGGGTGCGCGGCGACTTCGCACCGCCTGATTCGCCTGATGACGACGAGCAACTTCATGCAACGGCTAAGCAAGACACAACCCTTGATGCGCTCCGCGCCTTTGGGGTGGTGCCCGACAAGCCTCTCGAAGCTCGCGAGGAGAGCGGGATTTTCTACCTGTGGCCGGAACATCTATCGGCACTCAGCCTTTGGCGCGACGTGCAAACCCAGTGGCGCGTTGGCTGGAATGGGCGCACCGGCCTCGACTACGCCGGCGTGCGGTTCTGCCTTGACCTGGCAGGGCTGTGCGGAGATGAGCTGCGCCAGCGCTTTGAGGAACTTCAGATCATGGAGCGCGCTGCGCTGCTTGCCTGGTCAGAGATGCGCGAAGCGCGCCGATGAGGTGATTCATGGCTGATCTCACCCATCAGATCGGCATCCGCATCACGGCCTCTGGCGCTGACTCAGTCGGTCGCGAGGCCGGCGCCGTCACGGCCCACCTGGACAAGGTTGGCGGCATGGTCAAGAGCGTCGCTGG